TAGCACTCCAACCTTCAACTGTATCAGCGTTTCTAATTAACATATCTAAAATTTCTAAATCAATTTCCATTGAAATGTACTCACTTAAGATTGAAGTTAATTCTGCTTCAGCATCGATAGAATGGTAAGCATTAAGATCTTGAGCAAACTCAGGAGTCCATTGTGCTTTCAATTTACGTGTTTTTGCAGAAACTGTATCACTTCTTAATTGAACATCGATTGAAGGGATGTCTAATGAAGAGTTTGAGAATCCTTGAGATACTGTTGTGTTTGCAGCAGAATCTTCAAAGTCACCTGTGTCATTTAAGTTGTCTGGTCCTTTTGAATAACTTACTGTTATGTTACCTAAAGCTGTATCGTGATTTGTTTTCTTAACAACAAATTCTACAACTTCACCAGTTGCAAGTGGGTTGATTCTTGTATACTTAGGGTAAGTTACTAAAGTTGAATCACCTGAAGCTACAACTGAGAAAGATTTTAAAGCTTCTGCATCAAAATCAAGTAATGAAGCTGTTGGGATTCTTAATGCTGTAATATCATTTGTGTTATCTGTTACTGTTGCAGCACCACCAAATAATTTAGTAGAATGATCTGCTCCTGAAGAAGCAACTGAACTAGATACGAAATCTGAATCTGCTAATAATATATCACCAAATGTAGCTGATGCTGTTATTGCAGTTGTAGCTCCATCAGTACCATAAGCTACTATTGAAGATGTTTGGTTTGATGAATAACCATATTCACCTGCTCCATAAAGACCTTTATCAAAACTACCTTCAGTTCTTTTAAGATCTGCAGTAGCACCATAAAGTGATTCTCCTGCTGTTTTTCCACCAGCTGTTTGTCCATATTGGAAGTCAAGATAGAAAATTAATCCTGCTGGTAAGTTCATTGGTTGAACTGATACTAAATCTTTAGCAACAATTTCACCAAATACTCTTCTTACTAATGGAAGAGCTACACCTGCCCATGCTTCAGAATTACCTGAAGAAAAAGATGCGTCTGTTCCTGTTGTGTTTGCTTCGTTTACAAGCTGTTTAGCTTGATTTTCTAACAACATAGCCATGTTGTTTTTTTCTGTAGTAGATTCAATTCCTTCTAAAAGTCCTGATCTATCCCATTTGCCTGCTAATTTAGCTGACTGCTCGGAAAGAACTTTCATTGGACTTGAACCTGCTAATAAACCGTTTATTGTGTTCATTTTTGTTTTGTTTTAAATTAAAATTATTTTATTTTACTAATGTTTGCTAGTTTTTGCATTCTAGTCACCATATCATTTGATTCTTTAAGAATTGGTTTTCTTGGAGCTGTTGTTCTTGTAGCTTTAGATGCCATTCCAAAATTTTCTCTGATTGATTTTTTAGGAGCTGTTTTCTTTTTCTTAGAAATAGTAAACGTGTCCTTAACTGTTTCGTATATTAATTTAGCTTCTTTAACGCTTTCAGCTTTGTCTAAAGTTTCAACTACACGTAGTTTTTGTGCTTCAGATAAATTGTTTGCTTTAAAAATTCTGTTAACATACAATAATTTAGAATTCAAAAGATTAACTTCATTTAACTCAGCTCTTACAGTGTTGTAAGCTCTTTTAGTTTCTTGAAGTTGAGTGTTTTCTTTTTTACACCCACATCCTCCTTTTTTAGTTTCCATCATATCCATCATATCGTCGTCCATATCCATGTCCATTTCCATGTCCATTTCATCTAAATCCATGTCCATGTCTAAATCATCATCCATGTACATCTCATTGAGTTCGTCGTCTTCGACTTCTAAGATTTCTTCATTATCTTCTAAATCATTAATTTCCTTAAGAAGTGAATCTAAATCAAAGTTTTCGCTTAGGTTATCATTTACATCAGATGCTCTGTTCAATATATCATGAACATCATCCCCTTTATAATTTGGTTGACCTACTCTTTGTACTTCTTCTAAATCTGCTTCTTCTTCTTCATCGCCTTCTAATTCTAATTCATTAAGAATGTCTTCCAAATTAATTTCCTCATCCATAGAATCTTCTTCATCCATATCGTATGTTTCTCCCATTCCTAATAATTCTTCATCATCTTCATAGGTCATCATTCCCTCCATATCCATGTCTTCGTCTTCTTCATAATAATCTTCTTCTAATTCTTCAGATAATTTTGCAGACAACATAGATTGAAGTTTGGGTGTAAAAGCTTCTTCTAATGCGGCTTTAGCGTTTGCAAGAGCAACTTGACGAACTGCTTTAGCGTCAGCGATAGCTTCTTTTAAAATGTTTTTTGCCATTTTATTTTGTGTTTTTTCTCTTTCGAGTCTCGTTAATGTGTTGTACGGGAAATAAGGTTATTAGGAACCTTAATAGGATTATAAATAGTCAGGG